CAATAATATTATTCTGTTGAGTCATAAGTGCCATTTCAAACCACTTAGGTCCTGACTTCTTCCTTCTGAAACCTTTCTTTGTCTCAGGATCATAAGCTCCAGAGTCAACCATTTCATGTACATACACAGCATAAGGACAAGAATAACCCATGAATAAGAAAGGACCCTTATTGATTGTTGAAAAAGACCAAGCCCTCATTTTCATTTCTCTTAACATTGAAGAATGTGTGGCTGCCAATTCACCCGATCTAGGTCCTGTAAATGAAGAGGAGGCACCATCTACAATCCGTTGCTTACCACCACCACTTGATACCATACCTGAAGACAAAACAACGAACCAACTATGTCTTAAGTTCCCAGTATTTACAGGAACTCTAACTCTACCATGTTCAGTTTCATTATGAACAAGAGCCGCGGCTTTGATTAATCCCATCATAGTCCTACCCTTAATTTGTTCAACTTCAGTATTAATTTTAATCATGACATTCCTAATACCACTTATAGGGGAACTACCACGCGATCCAATAAATTGTGTTCCAAACTGTGCCATCTTATCTATATTGCCACAACGTTAAATATGCCTTTCTTAAAAACTGTGATGTTGATCTTAACCCTGGAAGTTTTTCAAATTGTTTTATTGCAAAAGCTTGTTCCATAACTTCTGGTTCAGCGTATGCCTCAGGAGTTAAATCAGTTAAACTTCCTAAGAATAAACAACCATCCTCATCAAGATCCTGAAGAACATATACAACACCAATGTATTCAATAATATTACCTTTGGCATCATATGTTTTTAACAACTGAGTCTTACCCTCCCAACGACAAGCTATTTCTATGGGAGCGTCATACGTATTTTTACTAAACCCATTATTCACTGGATTACCCCAATACACAGCAGTCTGGGTACAAGTACTTATCATGAATTGTTCAATGCTACTCATCGGTATCGTCAAATTGAGGTATTGCATAAATAGTTGCAGACTTCTTACCAGTTAAAGCAACCTTACCTGTTGTGTCTAACTGTAATAACATCTGACCATAAGGAGTTGAATTAAAACCTTGTCCCAATATCTTATCACTATATGATACTTCAGCTTCACCAACTCTTTCTTTAACAGTTGTACGATAATGAATACTGGCTATCATATGAGCAGTCAGCCACTTTGTAAGTTCCTTTTTCAAAGCAGCGGTTATTGTAAGATCCGTACTGAATACATTATTTATAAAACTTTCAGCCGCTACAATGTATGGATCTATCTGATCACTGGTCAGAGTACATCCACTCATTATTTCTAAGACTTCATTACTTGTCAAGCATGCCATATAATTTCCTCCTACTTTTAGTTAATAAAGGATCAATCTTTTCAATTATTGTGGGATCCCATTGAAGACCCAACCAGTTTACAGTTTCTTCCATTTGCTTATAATCACCAGTAACCATACGTTCAGGCCAAACGACTTTACAATTAATACCTGATTCAATCATGTCTACAAAAGTCTTTTCATATTGATGGATCCACCACAACCAACCATCTTTTTCTTCTACAACACCTATTAACCTTCGATTACTGATACTTTTAAATATTTTCATATATCCCGTCTTAAGACAAGACTGAACAATATCACCCGTACGACGTCGAACAATAATCCATTTAGCATTTGGATAAAATTGATTCCAAACTGGCCACATTTGCGTCAACTTAGAACTTTTACACAACCACAAACCATTTACATGACCTTCCATGTTAAGAATCGTTTCAATCTTAGTTTCCCAATCATCTGGAATTTTTACTCTCCTAGGATTAATAAATAATCCATTTCTGTAATCCTTTAATAATGTATTAATTGCTACATTGAAATAACAATTTTCATACATGGAGGAAACGGTTCCCGTAAATACTCCAGATAAGGTAAGTACTCTGGCAACCAAAGCACTACCTGATCGTTCAACACCAGTTATAAATACAGGTTCTCTCATGATTAAATATTCATATAATAAAGACAATCATCACCAATCCATTCTCTTAACTTAATCATATCAGGATCAGGTATTAATTTAAGACCTGGTTTATGCCCCATACCAATTCCACCTCTACCAGGAAGTCCTTTTATACCTATCGCTAAATTCTCACCACTAAAAAACTTTATCTTTTCAAAAGGTATTCTACTTCTTTTAAACAACGTCATATCAATATAACGAATTCTGGTTCTGCATATACCTTCAACCGTATTCAAAATTGATGGAACAAATGCTGTTTGAAACAAACTGGAATGAACAGTATTACCATTAAGGAAGTACCCTCTTAAAACAGGATTATAATAAATTGAGTATTGCTCCCCCATCAATAAACATGAATCCAATTTACTCACCATTGATCTTAAATACCTAGGTGAATAATAATCATCATCCTCAATTACAAAAATTAAATCAATATTATCGTACTGTTTTAAAACTTTGATACCCTCCAATATATTGGAACTTTGTGTATTAGCACCAAACCTCCATTTACTTTTTGGATACACCTTTACTATCTTCCATCCTTTTTTAAAATCTTCAGGTATAAAAGCTGTTGTTATAGGAAGAGCATCATCAACTATTATCCAAAGGACATCTCCTTCATAATCCTGATATTTCATAAAGTAAGAACAAAGCTGAATTTGCTTTGGACGAGCTCCTGTTGGTGTAATGAGTGCTATCATAACCTTTTCTTTACCGATTCTATTACTCTGTTTAATCCTAAATCAAGTGATACAGTACATTGATGATCTATTATTGAAGCTAATAATTTAAAATCAGCTATTTTAGTTAGTGTCATTTTCTTTGGTAAATCAGTTTCAATGACGTAATCATCATAAGCAATATTTAATTTATCACAAATTTTTTCTGCTATAAATTCCATTAAATGAAATTCTGGATTACCTATATTAAGTATAACAAAGTAATCAATTGTGGATAACTTTTCCAAAACAACTACGGCATCATCAAGGTGCATCCATGAACGCATACTTTGTTTATGCACTTCAATTTTTTTCTTTTCTATCAAAGAACTAACAAAACGGATAATTGCAGAACGATGATTACCCATTGTTTCATTTTCATGATAAAACATAAATGGACGAACAATAATAGCCTTTAAACCATTCTTACTTTCATATGTAACCAATTGCTCTCCCATCAATTTACTCAATCCATATACATTATTTGGATGTAAGTCTGTCCTCCCTTCTTCCAGTTTACCTCCTATGTTTCCAAAAACCTCTGATGTAGAAAAGAAAATAAGTTTTGCATTTATTTGTTTACATAGATACACAATATTTGAAGTACCATAAACATTTGTACGCATTGTTGTTACTGGTGAATACTCACAAGTAACCCGGCTAACCATTGCGGCCATATGATAAACAACGTCAGGACGAAACTGATAAAACACATCAATAAGATCAGCTCCATCATTGATATCTACTGTTTTAAAGTTATCTTCAAACTTTTGTACAATATCAATACAAAAAACATCATGTCCCTTATTCCTTAAATAAGGAACTAAAATACTACCAATGTTACCTTCACTTCCTGTTACTAAAATTTTCATGCCGCTTTGATTAAGTTTACCCAATAACGTAAAGTTCTTATATTTTGTTCATACGTGTAATATAATTCCCCTCCATTCAAATACACATCATCACTAAAACCCTTTTCCTTTGCTTTCTTATGTATATCTGTATTAGGAAGTATCCATAAAATACTTGATCCCCTCTTCCTACCCACCTTTCCTAATCTTATATTTTGAACAGTTTCCCTAATATTCTTTTCTGTATCTCCGGGTATTCCTACAATAAATTGGGACATCGTTTGTAAGTCATAAGCGTGAGCTGTTCTTATTCCATTCAGCATCTTATCAACCGTAGTCTTTTTCTTACACCGATCAAGACTCTCTTGTGATAATGATTCCACACCAAGCCAAACAGTATGACACCCCGCAGTTCGTAACCACCAACATAATTCTTCATCCACTAATGTTTCTGCCCTACTTGCACATTGCCAAGATAACCCTGATAACTCCTTTAATGATTTACATATTTCAATAACTCGATTGCGATTCATAGTAAAGTTATCATCCTCAAACATGAATGTTTTATATTGCTTGGTTACAATTTCACTAATTACATTCTCTGCTGATCGCATTTTCCATTTACGTTTCCAAAAGTCAGCAGAAGCACAAAAGTTACAATCAAAAGGACAACCACGTGAAGATATTATTGGAATACCCATAGTCCAATTACCTTTGAAACCAGTGTAATCAGGAAAAGGAATCTCATCAAGTACGCAAGCCTCTCCCTGTATTATACTTTCTGTATTACCTTTGATAATATCCAATATAGCTTTCTCCCCTTCTCCTATAACAACCTGATCATAACCAATAGCAAGCATTTGTTCTGGTAACGCTGAAGGATGATGCCCTCCACAAATTAATCTTGTTTTAAACTTATCCCTTATCTGTTTAGCATACTTGACTGAGAATGAATGAAACGTTACACCAACTAAATCATAATCATCTTTTAATAATAAAGCATCCTTTAGATCAGCTCCATGAACATCAATACTTTCCTGCTTCAACACTGACTGTAAATAACCCAGTGATGGAGGAGGAAATATATCAGCTTCCCAAGGATTTATTAATAATACTTTCATAAATCTAAAGTGTATTTATGAACTGCTTTATAATTTTTTTCCATTCGTATTCTTCTATATAGAATTGCATTTAAAGCGTGCATACGAACATACTCTGCTGACAACTCTTCATAATAATGCCATTGATGAACTACAAAAGGATTAGCAGGAATGATTACGTTTAAACCTAATTTAAATTTTACCCTGTTTATTAAATCACAATCCCCCATTGCATACCCATCACTAAACCTCTCATCATAACCATTCAATTTTTTCATATTTGGCGCCGTTACGGCAGCACAAAAATCAAAAGCATTTGGACGAAACGTTGGATGATTATACCAGCCTGTTTGACCACTTATAATAACTTTATGTTGATGCTCTTCAGTTAGACGATGAATGTCATGTTCTTTAAACGTGTTCTCCTTATCTAAACTGAAACAACTAAAAGCAATATAATTCTTATTAGTCAAATTTTCTACAGTATAACTTATAACATCACCTACGTGATAACATTCTGCATTTTGAATCATTATAATATCAGGCTTCCTTGAAGATAAAGCATAAAATAATCCCATGTTATATGCGGGTTCAGGATTAATCCATTTCTTATCTTTTACTTTTAATACAGTTACTGGATACTCTGTAATGTCATGTACAATATTTTCAGTACTGGCATCATCCACAATAACTACTTCAAAATCTTTATGCTTAGAATGCTTGAGAGATTCCAAAGTTTTAGTCAGTTGATACTGCCTGTTGAAATATGTCATTACAATCACTACTTTCATGAGACTAATCTTTTTTTACCACTTGCACTTGCACTTGCTGTTTTCCAATAGTATTGTTCATCTTCTGGTAATAGACTTAAATCAGTATAATACCACGGTAAATGACGAGCCGTATAAGGCCGATTCGTACGTATGGATTTACCTACGAAATGTTGTCTGTATTCTGTTCGGTACAGAACAAACGTTGTATCAACAGGAGCGTCAAAATACATATTATCCAAAGGCTTTCTCCAATATGTAGGTTCAGCATGACTCCTTATGAAGTCCCCTTCTGCAGACTTAGGTAAATCATTTATTTCTAATGATAACCCACATTTACGAGCAAACGGATACTTATTCAATCCCTCTCGCATGACATCAAGAAAGTCATTTGGTACTCCTGTAAGATCCAAATCTGGATCTGTTACAATATACTTACCAGTAACCCCAAATAACTTATTCAAATCCAAAGTACTAATTACCTGATGTCCTCTATTCTCTTTCAAACGATAAAGTTCATATGGGCAGTCCGTAAAATAATACTCTAACAATGGAAGGTAATCGGAATGATTATCAATAAAGATTGGTTCCAATCCATGTGAGGCACACCAATCAGCGATGTTCCTTGAAAGAGTTAAACGGTTATAATTTATGATAAATACTTTCATTTCCTAAAGAGTAAAAATACACTATCTGGTTGTCCAGTTTGATCACGCAAGTCTATAATTTCATAAGAAAAGCCAATTGCATCAAACGCTTTTTTATCTGAATTTATATTTTGAATATCTTCAACAATCAATATCCCACCTTCTCGAAGTACTGGATAAACCAGCTTAACAAAATGTATTTGATCGACTGTCATATGAGAGCCATCATCAATAGCTATATCCGGTGAAAAATCCTTAAAATAAGAAGGGGCTACATCTTTTATGTCTATAAGGTCCAATCGTACCCTTTCTAAAGGTTCAACGAAGTGAGACAACAAGTATGTTCCATTTACTCGACGTGTCTTAGACCTAGGCTTAGCTATGTCTATTGCCCTAATATGAGCCTTGGGAAAGTAACGTTTCCATAACTCACAACTTCCTCCGTACCAATAACCAACTTCAAAAATGTTGATTGTTTTTTCTTTAAAAGGAAAAAATAGGTTTTCATACACCTGCAAATATCTGTGGGAAACAGATTTATCTGTAAGATGATAAACACCGCAATGATCTAATTCTATTAAAGTTTGCATCAATCAACTATTTTTTGACAAAAATTCTTTTACTGTATATTTTGGAAATTCTGTAATTGCACTCGTTGGACTCAGATTTATTATTTCAATACCTCTTTCCTTTGCATCCTTTGCAATTAAAGGAAATCCTTTTAAATGCTTTTTAAATGAAAACATATAGGGAAAGAGTACTTTCTTTTGTACTTGTTTCTTTTTTGGTCCTCTTATTTCCCTTGATGCATATAAGTTATGCCAATGCCTTCTTTCGGCTTCAGAATAATTCATATCAAAACCTAACAATATTATTCTTTTTGCTCCAGCATTGGCAGCAATACTTATTGCCGCGGAACCACTGTTTCCATTCCAAGATACTTTATATGGATCCAAACTTATTCCAAATGGATGTCTTCTATCATTTGGTAAATATTTAACCCAAGGTACCTTTTCCCCACTTCCATGACATGTTACTTTTAATCCTGGCCAATTTGACAAACGTTCTTTATGAGGATTAAAAAACTTCAAGTCACACCAAAACACCATGTCTATCCAAGTACCAATCAAATATGAAACATTGATGCCAATCACGTGTTTATCATGTATAGCTGACATAAATGGGGAGTATGCACTTGGTGGGGAAATTCCATTGATTACGTCATTCACAACGGAATCTGGGATGTCAAACTGTTTAGGAACAGAAGACCCCCCACCAAGTATCCATACATCTCCTCCCTCCCAAATAGGAGGAACTTTCCATTTCATGTCATTAAAGCGTTTAGGTAATCATCAACCTGATCTTCACGCAAAGCTTTTTCATTAACACGTTTCTCCTGTGAATCAAATATATCATACCAATTTGTGTTCGGTCTTTGTTTTTTAGTGTACACCACTTTAACCTTTGGTATGATTTCTTCAGCAGGTTTATCACTACCCGTTTCCAAATCTTTCTGATTTAAAGGAACTACCTGATCACGAAAGGCTTTTGGAATTTCATTAGGGGACGCCCAAAAGATATCTTTGGGTTTGATTATTCTATTTGGAAGTCTTAAAAATCCACCTCCAATTTTCTTCCATTGAATTTTACCAACATTATCTGGTAATGCTGGTGTTTTCAATATTGCTCTTTTTTTACGTTCCATTTCGTTTTTTATTAAAAAAATGACTTGATTAGTCGTTTTTTGATTATGCAGTTATATGAAGTATCCCGCTCCTACCTTCAGGATCAGAACGAATCTGAGGAACCTGAATTGTAAGAACTTTGAATTTGGTAACAAAATTACCTTCTTCTCCCCACTGAACGTTTTGCAGTGGTAAGCCACGTATGATGCGTATAACATCGGAAGTCATCTGAACCATCAGTATGGTATCAGTAGCAAGGGTATCAATAACTTTGATACCAAGGATCCCTGAAATCTGCATGATCCTTGAACGGATTGTGTTATTGGGATTGCTGTCAGGAGTTGATCCTGTGTAATCCTCATCCAATTTGGTTTCATAAGCCGGTGGGATATACATCATCCAAGGACCAAAGTGACGAACATCCATACTTGCCTGTTTCCAGGTTATGATTTCATCAACAATTTCCTTACCAGTTACACCTGAATCATCCCAAGGATTTGCAAGGGTGATCTGGTTCCTGTCAGGATGATTTACAAGGCTGTAAATAGTATTCCTGTTACGGCTATCTTTCTCACCATAACTGTAAGTGAGATTGGTAAACAGCAGGTTTTCCAATTTTTCCTGTACTGCACGTGCGGCTCTTTCAGCCATTGTAGTATCAAGAGGGTTGCCCATGTTTCTGCTTGCGGCCAATTCCCTCGAGTTGATTTCATAATCAACATGCACGATAGGTATCGGAAGATAATTGAAATTCCAATCCGGTCTGTTGTTCTGTGTTCTGGTGATAGCATCCATTGTCATGTCTGCTGTCAAATCTCCAGAAACATCATGCCATTCAAGAACAGTTGTTCCCATTGCATTTCCAAGGTTGTAGGTGAGCCCCCTTGAAACAATGTCATCAAAACCACCCAATCTGTACTCTTTGGCACGTACAACAGCATCGTCAAGTGCTTTCCACTCATCTCTCTGAAGAGTAGCATTGACGTTTAAACTTGGTACAACCTTCCAGTTGGCTTTCAGATCAGGATCTCCTCCTGTGTAGACTGAGAAGTATGAGTTCCCATCTTTCCCAATAAAGGGACGCATTCTGTTGGAGTCCATTTTCTTTTTGGACGCCATATAACCAGCGAGATCACCAGTTACTCTCCCATCGGGACTAATTAAATCAACGTTTACTTTCATTGTTTTATCCTCCTTTCGTTATAGTATCTTAACTTTGATTCTCTTAGCATAACCCCAGGGAGCCTCTGATGTTTCCTGTCCAGATGAAGTGGAAAGGTCTTTAGCTTCCAAAGCAATCGCAACTGCTCCATTACCAGACGAAAACGCCTGTAACATACCAGCACCGTTACTTTCAAGGAAAGTACCAACTGCTGCTATAGCACCGTCTTCAAGAACAGCATAAACTTCATCCCCACGTCCCGGAATCCAGCATTTAACCGGATCACCTGTAACATAAGGTTCATCAATGTCCCTGCCCTGAAGAGCGTCTTCAACGGCAAACATTGCTAAGCATCCCTGCGTCGGAGCGTCATCACTATGAGCGACGACTGTATCCGCAGCAGACATAATCAAAAGCATTCCCGGATATATTGTTCCACCAGCGGTGTACTCCTCAAACACATCCGAATAATTTTTCAGAATAATTGATTTCTGAGCCATTTTCTATCCTCCTTTATTTATTTAAATATTACACCTGTAGGAGGAAGGGGTTCCTCTGCAGACTCATTGGTATGTATTGGGTGACCTCCACGTACCGAATAATCTACAATTTCTTCCTTTTCCACCATACCAGCAATTTTTTTCAATTGACTGTCATTCATAGAAGTAAGTTCATCCAAAGTCCAATCTTTAGCATTAGCCTGGATCCTCTTGATATTGTATTCACGTTTTTCTCTCTTAAGAGCTTTGGCTTCCTCAAGGACAGCCTTATCCTCCGGTGAAAGAACATTTACCTCAACGGTTTTCTCAACAACAGTCTCTACCACTTTTTCAACTGGTATAGAAATCTTGTCCAGAAGATCCTCGCTTAAGGTTTCCAACATCTCCCTGTGAGTTTCAGTGTATTTGCCCTGACTGTTTGCAATCAGCACATCAACCTTCGCTTTAACACAAGGAGTGCATTCGACTTTTTCAGCCATTTTGTAATCCTCCTTTTTTAAATTAATAATAGATTCATTGTTTTTATTAACACCAAGTCCACAACCATCAATCAAAGAACAAGCCCCCACGGCGCCGGGCAAGAGAGCCAGGTGATCTGGTCTAAGATTTCTAGCAATCGACTCATAATGTTCCTCATTCCAATCCCCCGGTGTTAGTTCCTCTTCAAGAAACATTCCAAGACTAACCTCCAATGGGATACCTGCTTGAATTTGAGTTAAAATTTCCTCCGATAACAAACGGAGCTTCTCTTCATCTATCCAAGCTTCAGCGGCAAGTTTTTTACCATCCTTTACGCAGGTATTATAAATGTAACCTACAGTTTGTTTATCCATTATTTCTGGATCATTGGCAGAAACATATTGTCCTCCAATACTTGGATGATTAATAACAACCGGTCTTCCATTCCAAGACTCAGGAAATTTACCTAATTCATCAATCGAGTGAAAGAGTGGACCAAAACTTCCAATATGAACACCCTCCACCATCATTACAACAGGAACAACTAAATGTTCTTTTCCCTGATGTTTCTTCCTGCTTACAGGACATAAATTGTCTTGTACAATCTTTTTATAAATACTGTAAGACATTTTTCCTCCTTTCTTTATTTGTAATACTTGACAATTTCTTCAATATATGGTAACGCTATGCAACGACAATAGGGATGATAAGGAATCAAAGGCTCAATTTCATCCAATGTAAATATCTTACCTTCTAAAGATGCACAATGTTCACATACTCTGTCATCCCCAGCCGTCATCCATTCAGCTTTAACAAACACTTCTGCCAATCCCCAATTACGATATTCTTGTATAGCACCTAAATGGAAAGCTCTTATAACTTCAGTACGAGCCAACATAATAGCTCTACGTTCAGCAGGTATAAAACGACCTATTGAATCAGTAATACCTAACGTACCTAAATTTGTTCCATCAATTGAAGCTACCAATTTACGTGCCAATAATGTTGGATTATCCCCATCAATCATACCCTGTGCAAGTATCCTACTAATTATAGAATCCATTGCATTAGTAATCCCATTTAAATCTGAATATACTCTGGTATAAAGTAACCCCACACGATCCATATGAAAAGGAGTACCATTAATGAGAGCTTCAATTCCTCCAGCATCTTCTAATGATGGAATAGTAAATCCTGCTTTTTTTAATTCAGCTCTAGCACGTATGACACCTCGCTTGTAAGAATCCAATATGTAAAGATTTGTCCAAGCCTGTTCCATTGCCATACCTAATTGTTGAAAAGCTCCTACGGATAATACTCCTTTATTCACCTGTTGACGTAACCAACGCATAAAAGCCTCTACCTTATCTGGATCACGTAAATAATTGAAAGCACCATTACCAGGAGGTACCATTTGATTAGCAATGATTCGATACTTATCCAAACCAAAACAATCCTGTTCAATTAAGGCTTGACGAATTACACGTTTTAATTCTAAGAAACGAGCTTTCATAGCCTTAGAAAAAGCATTACGTAAGGCCGTAGTATGAGTCGGATCGTAGTTATTACGTTGCGTTTCAGTATATGTAGTTACTTCATCCATCACTTTGTTGATGCCGGTTTTTTAACAGTTGACATTGGTCTTCCCGCTGGAGCCACTACCTTAGGCTCAGGGGGATCAGCTTTCTTTTTAATTACGGCTTCCAATTCCTCTTCCGAAATCATCTTATCCCTCATTTTCTTGACATAAGTACGTTGTTCTGTCGTAAATCCTAGGAATAAATCATTAAATGCATCCGGAGGAATTAACTCCTGTTGTATTGGATTGTAAGAGTATTCACGTAATGCAGCCGCACGGTTCTTTCCAATCTCAACTCTTGATTTCTCACTGATTGAAAACAGATCTTGCCAAAGTACAGTATAATCCTCTTCTGGCTCCGGTAATATCCCAAGTTCAATAAAACGATCAACTGTTGGACGTACAATTCGTGGCTCAGCATGATCTTCCCTTCGAGCCTGTACGTACGTCAACCATTCAGTTGTATCTTGAGTACTTGCCAATTCTCCACGTTCACTACCTGATAATACACGAACGGGAATCCCTGTTTGTGAGGATATCAATTTTAATTGAGTATCAAGGTGTGGAGTAGGATCAGTAATAACTTGAGTTAATGGTTCAATATCAACACCTTCATTTATAAGGAACCTGCGTAAATCATTTTCATACTCATCAAGTTGATCCAAAAGGTCTGTTTTGGTTTGTTCTGTCATTGTGTACTCTTTGTCCACTTTACCATGAAAACCTGGACGAGCACCCCTCCAAAACATTTCTGCAGCACCACCTGCTATTTTCTCAATATTCATCAGGCAATTAAAAACAGGTTCCAAACGTGGAGTACCGTAAACCTCAGACTCTAGATTATCGTCGGTAATATGTATTATCCTAGAGTAATGAACCTTCACGGATTTGCTAAGGTTTGAGGCGAGATCTGTTGTCTCAATGGCATACAGTACAGGAAGCCCATAACGTTCATTGCTTGGGTTGATTTCAAAGGTATCTACCTTTGCCGAATCCTCAGCGAAGGGTTTAAGGTACATCAATTTATGAGGTATGTCTTCATTAACAGGACGAGCAAAAGCATCTCCATTTTTAGCATCCTCCAATCCCATCAATATAACACCATACCTACCAATACCAGTTAATCTGTCAACTCTTGAAAACAATGACTTCATACCCATTGTCCTGTTCAAGTCCTTCCAAGCCTGTTCAAACTCTGTATCATCTGCTTTGTCAGCTTCAATGAGTTCAAGAGGACCAGACCAAGTTGACTTTACAGGACGATCAATAATCGCTTTTGCAACTTCCTGACGAGTATACCTTGTAAAATAATCAGAAAAATTAAGAGTTTTTGAATATCCAAGTGCTTTATAAATGTCACGAACTCCATTATATTGAAGTCCTAATTTCGCAGCCAATAAGACTCTATTAGTCAATTCGCTGAGCACTTGGATCCTTCCCCCATTCATAGGTCTTACCTTTCTATAAAATTTCGTTCGTTCCATTTTTAAACAGTTTTAGGCTTAAATAGCCCTTCAATAGTTTCAAGTATCTTCTTTAGAGTTGGAATATCAAACCATCCATTGGAAGCAAGACCTAATGCAAGACCATGAAGTATTGCTAACCATAAAGGAAAATCCCATGTATAGATAATTTTAATATTTGCTAAATCCCCAACCAAAACAATTGCAATAGCTACTAACCAAGCACATAACTGCCGTGGAAAAGTATTTACTATTTTTAAAAATCCATTTAGAAAAGTTGCCAAGAATACAGTAAGCAGTGATACTCCAGCAAATGATCCCAACCATAAGGCAGGATTTGAAAAGATGTCACCCCAACCAGTAGGTGGAGTAGTGGGCTCTTGACCAAATACCATTAATGGTATAATCAGCAAACCTAAAAACATTAAAATCTTTTTCATTGTTTTTTAAATTACGTTAATATAGATTAATTCTCCTACTGAAATATAAGCCTTCAGCATGGCTGTTAATTTCCTTTCGTAATACTCACCATTGGTAAGTATTGCTTTTGAAGTATTTTCTCCTACTAAAACACACCCTGAAGTATTTGCTATTGATCTTCCACGATGTATTCTAATTCCAATAAAATGCTTTACATCAAGAATTAAGGGTAGTTCCCTGTTAAATTTAGGACTATATGTAACAACTACCTGATACCTTCCATAAGGTATGGCAGTTTCTCCATATACTTTAATTTCTCCTGGATCCGTAAGGTCCCCATCTTCGTTCAAATCACGTACCTTATCCTCCAACGTATTACAGAAGAAATTAGTACCAATAGATAAATTACCTACTGTATGAGTAGGCTTGCAAAACAACCTATTTAAAAATAAGTTTATCATTTTAATTTACTATTGGAATAGGAACTGAATCTGCTGGATTCCAAAACTCAAATACCCTATATCTATATCCCAAAGAATCAGGAGGAGTAGAAATAACCACCATATAATTTGTGTACCAAGAACTATCTGCTACAGGAAGCCCAATCTTAGAATATGGAAATACAGCATCAAAGTGATTTAATTTATCAGCCAATATTTTATCCGCTTGATTATAAAGAGTATTAAGTATTTCGTAGTCACCTGTTATTAATGTACTATCTACCGTCATCACCGGAGGAATAGTATCAACCAACATTACATTAAAATTAATCTGTGTACTGTTCCCTCCAGTATCAGTAGCTTTTATTACTACATTGGCAATAGGAGTATCCGCAGTAAGCAAAAATCCAGGAGCTGGTGTTTGTACCAAGGAAACTACCCGACAGTTATCCGAAACAGTAACTCTTGGTGTATAATCTGGTAAAGGAGCCTGACAGTTATCCCCTGCAAATATGTATTGTGGGGGAATCTGTCCCAAGGTGCATTTACACCCTGCTAGAAGAACTACAAACAAAATCATTAATTTTTTCATGATAAGAATTTTTTTAGTTTACCTTTAATATGAAATATTGTACCCTTTACAGTACCCAACGGAATATTCAAATTACATGCTATTTCTTTATACTTTAATCCATCCATATACATAGTACATATGAGTTTTTGTTTTGGATTTAAGCGTACCAAAGCCTGTTTTACCTGATCGGCAGTTTCCTGCTTTATCAACTCCTCTTCTATACAACTACAAGTAGGACTATGAAATGATTCTATTTCCACTATTTCAGGAGTCCTCTTAACTTTACGAACATGATCCAAACTACGATTATATGCTATTTGGAACAACCAAGTACTAAATTTAGCTTTAGGAACAAACCTATGTATATTTTCAAACGCTCTCGCAAAACTCTCAATCATTACATCTTCAGCATCCCAATAATTATTTACGATCTGAAGTATAAAATAAAACATAGGTGCCTTATACCTATTTACTATTTCGGTAAACGCCCTATTATCTCCTCTCTTAGCTTGCTCCAATAGCATTAAATCACTCATTTCTTTTTAAAATCATCAACAGTATGTGTATCCAACTTCCTCTCAATAGTATTTAACTTTTCCAAAACCATGGTAAATTCAGTCCTATTAACTTTTTCTTGTCGCAAAGATTCAATCTCTCTTTCGTTCCGGGCAGCACGTATTTCCAAAGTTGCCTTAGTTGAGGTTAATATACCCCATGTCGTAAACCCTGTCACTAGCAGGGATACTATTACTGACACTAACCATACTGGTAAGGTTACTGTCTTAGATTTGTCTATTGTCATAAATTTCACTTTTATCAGGTTTAACAAACATCTTCATAATCATATATTTCTTTAGTTACTGTTTCCCCTCTTGCTGAACGACCATCAGCGAACTCTACATACGTCCAAAACTTCCAGGATCCTACCTCATCCAAGAAATCAGCATTTCCACTGCTATCAGGTTCTACATCATAAAACATAATACCAGTGAGCGGAGATTGTACCGTAGCTGGAAGAACACCAATCGTACCACTTGGTTTCTTATAATATATGTAAGTTTCCAAGGCATCCGTTACATCTACCCCTGCCGTCAGCAGTATTCGTAAATACGTTTGATATGTGTATATTCTGCCCATCGTTATAAGATTAAACTGTTATTGGTTATAGAATTTGTTATTATACTTGTACCACTAATCTGAGGCGTTATTGTACTGACATCAGTTATAGTAAGTGTAATTAAACTATCACCTTCAATAAGTTCTGAGATCCGATACCTCCACATCAAACCCTCTACAAAAGCCTGTCCTTCTATTACTCCTCCCAAAGGCATTCTCGCCCGTAGATTAGCTATGATAGTTGCAAGACCACTAATCTCCCCACGGAACATACCTGGTATGCTACTCCAACCTGTTACATAAGCAATACCTTCAGTCTGTCCCGATATTGTTCCCTTACCAAGTAAAGTACCCGTCAAATCTGCCGTAGTAAGTATCTGCCCGTTTAGGTCAGCTTCCCCACCTAACGTACCTCCTACCAGGGATATTCCATTTATGGATGAAAGTAAAAGCCCTTCTGCCCGCAGAATACCTATGAGTAATGAAATAGCTGAACTTGACCCAGTTAAATGGTAAGTACCTTTTACCCGTCCTGTAAGAAGGGCCTGACCATTAATAAAACCTAATATCCTTATTCTGCCTAAAATATCTCCAACTACGGTAGCCGTACCATTTGTATCTCCAACCAACTTACCCTCTGCCAGTAATCTACCTGAAAGTAATGCAACACCGTTTGTTACCCCGTATTGAGTATTTTTAACAGGAAGTGCTGTAAGATTAGAAGTACCATTTATAACACCAGCCAAACGCCCTTCAGCTACCATTGTACCGGATACCAGGGAATAGCCCTCCATAGAACCGTCCAATTGGCCTTTTGCTAATATTGTGCCCGTAACTGTTGCTATGGAGGGTGATACGCTCCCTTGTAAACGTGCTACTGCCCGTAACGTGGCACCAGCGACTGAGACGCCGTTTGTCACGCCCCGTAACTGCCCATCGGCTATAAGGATACCGTTTACTAACGAAGTGCCTGTCGTTGCCCCGTATAGCCTTCCTTTGGCTCTTACTACTCCCGTTAATAAAGCAGTACCATTCGTTCTGCCTATTAACATATGATTGGTAAGGGAAACTAAAGAAGTACCATGAGTAATACCAAATAACGATCCTCCGCTTAATCCTATTACTGTTCCTTTATTGTCAGTGGAGGTTCCGTTCGTTA